AGAACTCTAAGCCCGGCAGGAACTAATATTGTCTACTATGTGCAGATCAGAATATGAGCGCAGCAGAGAAGGACATTAATACCGCATTATCGGTACGTCTGGCAGAATTCCAGACAGCCGGAGAGCCGCCGATCGCTTACGAGAACGCGGCATTCACGCCAGTTGACGGCGTACTGTATCTGCTGGAGACATTTATCCCGAACATCAAAGACCAGCTCGGACTCGGCCATTCAAGCGCCGACGACTACGAAGGCTTGTATCAGATCACGGTTAATGACTCACGCAGCAATCGAAGGTTCACAGCGCAGGAACAGGCACGGCTGCTGATGCTGCACTTTCCGCGTGGCGCTGAATATACTTTTAATAGTGTAAAAGTTAAAATCACCAGCGCAAGAGTCTCGCAGGGTATCACCGAAGAGGGCTGGTACTCTGTCCCGGTAACAATCGAATGGCGGGCCATAGTGTGAGCTGGGAATCTGACTGGAAAAAGATCGAAAAAAAGATCGACCGGACTCTCGATCAGGGAATCCGAGCGACTCTTTTCGAAGTAAGCGTGGCAATCATTAAAGAGACCCCAGCAGACTTGGGAACCGCGCGTGGAAATTGGCAAGCATCTATCGGTCGCGGGGCGACTGGGGAAGTTTCCGTAGGTAGTGTGAGATCGGGCGAAGCCAAAGCAATCGCAGATGTCAACCAAACAGTGCGCGTGGCAGTGGGCGATCTTTACTATCTGACAAATAACCTTCCGTATATTGAACGTCTGGAGTATGGCTATTCAAAGCAAGCTCCCGGCGGGATGGTTCGGAAGAATCTGCAAAATTTTAACCGTTTGCTGGTTAAGAATATCAAAGCAGCAAGCAAATAAGAGGCAATTAACATGGCTATTCAAACATCTGCGGGCACTACTCTGAGTTTAGTTTCAGGGCTTCCCGCTACATACGATCAGGCAGGATTCGAAGCTCTCACATTCGCCACAGTTGGCGAGATTACTGAGATCCCAGCATTCGGCTCGGTTTACAACTTAATCACTCACTCGCCTCTCGGTGAGCGTCGCGTGGTTAAGCGTAAAGGTTCGGTAAACGACGGAACTCTTACTCTCTCATTCGCTGCTGACGCTGCGGATACTGGTCAAGTTGCTGCGAAAGCGGCTGCTGCGACTGATACAGAAGTTTCCGTAAAAATCACTTATCCAGACGGCGAAGACGACTACTTCACTGGCTTGATCATGAGCTACCAAGTAAACGCTGGCGGCGTCGACAGCATTAAGTCAGACAGCATCGTACTAGAGCTGACAAATGCACCAGTCAACGTAGCAGCTTAATAAAACACACATTCGGGGCGTGACTTATGGATTTAGCGAATATTGACTTACAGGCAGCAGCGGAAGAGGGAGTTGAAGTTAAACTCCAGCATCCGGCTAATGGCGAATATCTAGTGGACGATGAGGGCGAGCATTTGACGATTGTCATTCTCGGCAAAGATTCGCAGACGTGGCAAAACGCCGCAAAGCGAGTTAATACCAAGAACGCGAATCGCTACAAAGATCGAAAGATCCCGAATGCAGTTCTCGAAGCAGCGCTCTACGAGATATTGGCAGAAAGCACGCTCAAGTGGAGCAAGAATATCGAGTTCGACGGTGCGGCATTAAAATGCACAAAAGAGAACGCGAATATGCTCTATGAAAAGCGCAACTGGATCGCCGAACAGTTAATGGAGGCGGCAGGGGATCGAGCCAGTTATTTTTTGAAATAGCGGGGCTGCTGGGCAAATATGTTCAGCAGTGGGCTTGGCTCTCGACCCGGGCTAAAGACAAAGACCGATCACGCATCGATATGATCGATAGCAATGAAATAGCCGGACGGTTCCCAGACGTGGAGCCGTTCGGCTATATCATAGAGATACTCAGCAGAATAGGAGTCGCATTAAATAGCGGCAACGGGGTTCATGGGCTGACTTGGCAAGAGATTGATGCTTTTGTGGCGAGAACGCATTTGCATCTAACAGGATGGGAAGCTGAGACAATAAAACGGCTATCCGCTCTCTATGCCAGCAGTGTGCTAAAATACGACAATCAGGACGTTCAATCGCCCTACCGCACCGAAGAAGAACAGAACGACATCGCCAAAGGCATGAAGTCAGTTCTACGCGGACTCGTTATTAAGGACAAGCATGGATCTAGCAACGATACAGATCAAAGTCGACACTCGACAAGTCAAAGCGGCTAACGAAGACATTAAGCAGCTTGGCAAGACCGGGCAGACGACTAGCAAGAAGGTAAACGCCGCAAACGACGACATGGCGAAAAGCGCCAAGAGTACAACGTCGGCATTCAAACTGCTGGGCGGCGCTATGGCTGCGCTCGGCGTCGGCGCATTGGTAAGCAATTTCGCCCGGACGGTCACAGAGTCAGAGAGGTTGAAAGGCTCTCTCAAGACGATGACCGGAAGCACCGAAGACGCAGCGTTCGCATTCTCAGAACTCGAAAAGTTCGCGTCTCAGACTCCATTTACTCTCGACCAGTCGGTCGAAGGTTTTATTAAGCTCAAAGCGCTGGGATTAGACCCGTCAGAACGCGCTCTGCGGTCGTATGGCAACACGTCAGCCGCGATGGGCAAAGACATGATGCAAATGATCGAAGCAGTCGCGGATGCCTCTACGGGCGAATTTGAGCGTCTGAAAGAGTTCGGCATTAAAGCATCGAAGCAGGGCGACGACGTATCTCTGACATTTCAGGGCGTGACGACTACGATCGGCAACAGTTCGGCAGAGATTCAGAACTATCTGCTCGAAATTGGCGAAACTAAGTTCGGCACGGCAATGGAAGATCAGATGAAAGCGCTCCCGGGCCTTCTCTCTAATCTATCCGATAACGTATCGGCCCTATTCCGCAAGATCGGCGACGTGGGCGGTATCGATTTATTCGCCGGAGCTATAACAGCAGCCAGCACGGTGATTCTCGCAATCACGAACAATATAGAACTTCTTGGAACTGGTCTCGTCGCTGCGGCGGCTGGATTCGCAGCATTCACGATCGGATCTAATGCCGCGAATATACTGGCAGGACTAAAGAACGCGAAAACAGGCATCACAGCGGTAAGGACGGCAGTTCTCGCCATGAACACGGCGATTCTGGCTAATCCGATCGGCTTGATTGCTGCGGCGATCGCAACTTCTACTGTCTTAATTATATCTTACTGGGACGAGATAAAGGACGCAGCAGAAACGGCTGGAGTCATGGCCCAGATCGCGTTCGAGAAATTGAAACTATTCCTAATGGAGAACTTCTCGACTGTATTCTCTGCAATAACCAGCTCTTTTAATCTGATTTCAAGCGTCGCATCTACAGTTGGCGGCGCAATATATAATACTTTGAAATCGGCTTTCGAGCTGGCTAAAACTGCCATCTTATCCACAGTGACTTCGATTGAACTAAAGTGGATGACTCTTAAATTGTTTTTCGAAAGCACATTTTCGGCAGCGATTTCTGGTCTCTCTAATATGTTTACCAGTCTGCAAAATACAGCCATCGCAACTATGGCGGCGGTCGCGGCAGCAGCTAAAGACCCGTTCAATGCGATTTCAACTTTTAACGATACGTTCGACAATACTCTGACTAAGCTGGAATCTGGCGCTACTAATTCGGACACATTCGCCACATCTATTGGCGAGACTAAAAGTCGCATTTCCGATCTGGAGAAAGAATTAGAGACCATGAACACTGAGGTCGACACATCTGATACGAATTTCGAAAATGCTGGCAAATCTCTCTCTGATTACAAGATTGAAGTCGACGCTAGTGCTACTGCTGCAAAATCGTTAGCCGACGAGACCGAAGCTGCTAACACAAAAGCGCTAGATCTGCTCGGAACAATTAGCAACGAGACCGAAGCGCTTTATCTAAGCAATCTCGAAATTGATATTCGCAACGGTCTACAACAGACTGGAGTAGATGCAACGTCAGAACTCGGCCAAGCGATAATTGACGCAACTACTGAGCTGCACAACGAGAAGCAGGCGATTCTGGATGCCGCTGAAGCAGCAGAGAAGCTCGAAAAAGACAATAACGCAGCTCAGAAAGCCATCGAGACAGAAACAAAACGAGTCGCAGAAGAAGCTGCGAAAGCATACGAAGCGATGAAGACTAAGATCTCTGGGTTTTTTGTTGATGTTTTTGAAAACGGAAAAGTCAATTTTGAGAAAATTGCGGACTCATTTAAAAACATGATTATCAAGATGCTCGCCGACTGGGCGGCATCCAAGATCGCAAGCGTGATGACCGGGACATTTAGCGGAATCGGAACTTCGATCAGTTCGATGTTCAGCGGGATATTCTCATCAATTGGAAGCTCTATAGCTGGTCTCGCATCGCAAGCGGCGTCGGTAGTCGCAAGCGTGGTTAGCGGAGGCGCTGCCGCTGCTGGGGGTGCTGCGGCATCTCAAGCAGCAATAGCGGCTGGCACTAGCACAATGGCCTCTAGCGCTGCGGCTGCTGCTGGTGGAACTGCTGCTGGTGGGGCTGCTGCTGGTGGAGCTGCTGCTGGCGGCGGTGGAGTTGGCGCTACAGTAGCTGCTGGATTATCAAAAGCTGGGGCAGCGATAAGCGCAGGAGCATCAAAGGCTCTAGCGCTTGCGACTGGGCCAGTCGGTCTAGCGGTATTGGGTACAGCAGCACTCGCCAAGATGCTTGATAGCGGCGGCACTCCAACATCTACCGCTGGTCTCACTATGGCGAAAACTGGCGGCATGAGCGACGACAATATATTCCAGATGGACGAGTTTGCGTCTGGATTCGCTCCGCTGGGCTTTAAGCAAAACGCGACAAACGCTCAAGCAGAGGCGTCAGTTCAGCCGCTGCGAGAAATAGACGCAGCTCTGACGGCTCTCACGAAAGAAGCGGGGTTCGATGTTAATCTCGGAGGTCACACGTTCAACGGTCTCGGAGTCGAAGGATCAGGCCCG